CCAACGTCGGCACCATCGCCGTCACCGACGCCCGCCTCGACGGGCGCATGGTTTCGCGCCGCACCTTCGAGCTGCGCCTGAACGCCGTCTCCCGCGAGACCGACTCGGCGGGCCGCGTTCCGTACATCGCTACCGTCGAGACGACGGCCACCGTCACCAACCCCGACGGCTCGGCCGTCGCCGCATCCATCAGCCCCGGAGGCGTCCTTCCATGAGCCTGATCGACCAGATTGCCAACGTCTCCGTCACCGCCACCACGTCCACGCAGACCCGTCAGGGATTCGGCACGGCGCTCCTGGCTGTCTGCAAGGTGCCGTGGACGAGCGGCGCTCGGGTGCGCACGTACGGCTCCCTCGCGGCGCTGGTGACCGCCGGGTTCCTCACCACCGACCCGGCCTACCGCATGGCGGCGTCGGCGTTCGCGCAGAACCCCGCGCCGACCCGCGTGAAGATCGGCAAGCGCAGCAACGCCTTCACCCAGGTGGTGCACCTCATCCCGGCGGCCCCGGTGGCGGCTCCCGCGACGGAGACCTACACCGCCGAGGTCGACGGTCTCACTGCGACGTTCACGACCGACGGGGTCGACGACGTGGTGGCAGACGTGCGGACCGGCCTCGCCGCCGCCATCAACGTCCTCACGGGCGCGGACGTCGACGCGATCATCGCGACGGGCGCCTCGACGGCCAGCGAGCAGACCCTGACGACCGCCGACCTCGACGGCCTCATCGGCGACGCGGTGATGGACCCGCCCCGGCGCCTCTCCTTCACCTTCAACAGCAGCACCGACTGGGACCCGTCGGAGATCGTCGTCACCGGCAAGGACTACGCGGGCGCGACGATCACCGAGACCTTCGCCGTCGCGACGTCCACCACGGCCAGCGGCACCAAGTACTTCCGCCAGGTCACTGGCGTCGTCATCGACGCGCAGACCGGCACCGGTGGCACCTTCACCATGGGCGTGCTCGCCAGCGTCACCGCGACCGTCAGCGGGTCGAGCGTGGTGTGCACCTCGGCTGTCGCTGGGCTCCTGCACTCCTTCAAGCTCGTGACGGGCAACCTCACGATGCAGGACGAGACCGCGGCGGTGTCGGGCTTCGAGACCGACCTCAACGAGTTGCTGGCCTTCGACCCCGACTTCTACGGGCTCGCCCTGGACTCCAACAGCCAGGCTGAGGTGCAGGTCGCAGCGGCGTGGGCCGAGAGCAACAAGCGCTTCTTCCTGTACCAGACGGCGGACTCCGACTGCGGCGACCCGTCGGTCACCACCGACGTGATGAGCGTGCTCAAGGCCGCCGGGTACGAACGATCCCTCGGGTTCTTCTATCCCGGCATCGCGCTGCCCGATGGATGGCTCGCCGCCGGCGCTCTCGGCAAGGACCTGCCGACGACGCCCGGGTCTGCCACGCTCGCCTTCAAGACCATCGCGGGCGTCACGCGCCTCAACGTCTCGGACGCGTTCATCGCGGCGATCATCACCACGCCCGACTCCGCCGGGAAGAACGGCAACCTCTACCTCGACTTCGCGGGCACCGCGGGCACCTTCCCCGGCATGATGGCGGCGGGCGAGTGGGCCGACGTCGTGCGCGGCCTCGACGACTTCCGCGCCGACGTGAAGGCCCGGTTCCTCGCGATCCAACTCGCCAACAGCAAGGTGCCCTTCACCGACAACGGCACCGACCTCTTCCGCGCCGCGGTCATCGGGTCCATCAAGGCCCGCATCACGTCGGGGCTCTTCGCGGCGGCGCCCGCCTTCACCGTCACTGCGACCCCCGTCGCCGAGACCTCCGCGCTCGACCGCAGCGCCCGCCGCTTCAACGGCGTCAACTACTCCGCGCCGCTCGCGGGGGCGATCCTCTACACCACCGCGGCCGGCACCGCGACCATCTGAGAACTGAGGGACCATGGCCAGGAACTACGACTCCAACGAAGTGTCGGTCGGGTTCGCCGGGCGCGACCTCGCGACCTCGCGCGCCGACGGGGACTTCGTGCAGCTCGCCTTCACGGGCGAGCTCTACGGCATGAAGGCGGGCGCCGACGGGGAGGTGACGCGCTTCAAGCTCAACGACCGCTCGGGCAAGTGCACGCTCACCTTCCTCGCCACGAGCGAGGCGCACCGCGTCCTCACCGCGCTCTACGCCGAGGCCGAGGCGTCGCCCAACGGCGGCGACATCGCGCCCCTCCAGATTCGGTCGCGCTCCACGGGCCTCGCCTACCACGCCGACCAGGCGTGGATCAGCAAGCACCCCGACATCGCGTTCGGGAAGGAAGTCGGCGACGTCGCGTGGGAGATCAGCTACGAGCGGCTTGAGCCGCAGGTGGAAGGCTGATGCGCACCCTGGAATCGCAGACGAAGGAGATCGGCGGCGTCACCTATCGGGTCGCGCCGCTCACGACGAAGATGGCGCTGCGGGTGCTCGCGCGCGTGCTGCACATGGCGGCCCCCGCATTCGGCGACGTCGTGTCGCTCAAGGCGGCGGCGAAGCGGGCCACGAGCGTTCTGGGCACCCTCTTCGCCGGGCTCGCGAGCGAGTTGGACGAGAAGACGCTGGTGGAGGTCTGCGAGATCTTCGCCGACGTCACCGCGGTCGACCTCGGCGGGCAGAAGCGCCTCGCGCTCCGCAACGGGCAGTGGGACGAGCACTTCCGCGGGCGGCTCCTCGACGTGTTCGAGTGGATCCACTTCGCCGCGATGGTGACCTTCGGCCCTTTGTACGAGAGCCTGACGGCGACGGCGCCCGAGGGCGAGACGGACGAAGCAACCGATCCGGCGGGGTGACCGTGACCATCCCCGGCCACGTGTGCTGGGTGATTCACCGGGTGGCGACGTCGGGGATCTACCCCGACGGGCTCGCCACCATCGAGAGCCGCTGGACGCTGGATATGGTCGTCGACGCCAGCGAGGTCTGCGACGCGATCGACGACGCCCGCGCGCAGGCCGCCGAGAGGAAGTGACCCGTGAGCGACGCGCTTCGACAGGTGTTCGCCGAGCTGGGCTTCGAGGTTGACCACCGCTCCCTCGACAAGGCCAACCAGGTCGTCGACAGGGCCATCGCGGGCGTCCGCAAGCTCGTTGCGGCCACCGGCGCGAGCGACCAGATCGAAGCGGCCGTCGCTGCCCGCCGGACGGCCCGCGCGGCGCTCCAGCATCGCCAGTCGGTGCAGGCCGCGGCCGACGCCGAGAAGGGCGCCGGAGGGCCGGGCGGGTTCCTCGCGAAGCTCCGCGAGCAGGCCGCGGCCGACGCCGCGTCGAAGGACACCGCGCGCCAGGCCGAACTCGACCTCGCGCACTCGCTCGCCGCAAAGGCTGCGCTCGGACACAAGGCGCCGGCCTCGGACCCGTTCGGCCGGTCGAGCGCGAAGGACGACCGGGCGCTCGGCTTCGGCGGGAAGTTCGGCGCCGACCAGTGGAAGAAGGCCACCGAGGCGGAGAAGGCGCTGGCGAAGGGCGCGGAGAACCTCTCGGGGCTCTTCGACCGCGCCGCCAAGCGCTTCAACAACGCCTTCGGCAAGGCGATGCCCGCGAGCGCCCAGAGGTTCGCGGAGAAGCTCGGGCTCGCGAAGGGCGACACGCTCGCGCTCGGCACTGCGATCATGGACCTCTCGCGCAGGGGCGCGATGGGGCTCGCCGCGCTGGTGGTCGGCGCGGCGGCGTTCAGCGTCGCCTTCGCGGCCGAGGCCGAGGCGCTGAGGGAGACGGCGCGCGAGGCGCGGATCACCAGCTCCGAGCTGCAGCAACTCCAGTACGCGGGGGCGGCATCGGGCGTCGGCGCCGATCGGATGGTGTCGAGCGTCACGGCCTTCGGGCAGAAGCTGCGCGACCTCAACAACCGCGTCGCAGGGAGCGGCGGCACCAACGCGCTCCTGCGACGCATGGGCATCTCTGCGCGCGACGCGAGCGGTCAGGTGCGCCCGACCACGGACGTGCTGATGGACGTCGGGGCGGCCATGGAGCACATCGCGTCGCCGCGCCGGCGCGTCCGCCTCGCGCAGCAGCTCGGCCTCGACCAGCGGATGCTCGACGTTCTGCACTCGGGCGCGGGCGGGCTGCGCGCGTACATGGACGAAGCGCGCGAGTACGGCGAGGGCGTGACGCCCGAGGCAACCGAGGCCGCGCGTCGCTTCACCGTCCAGCAAGCGCGTCTCCAGCGCGGGCTCACCTCGCTCCGGTCGAGCCTCTTCACCCAGCTCTCTCCGAGCATGGAAGAGCTGATGGGGAAGGTGGGCAAGCTCATGGGGTGGTTCTCGCGCGTCACCCGCGGCACGCAGGTGTTCTCCAACGCCGCGCGCATCCTCGGGGTCGGGCTCGCAGCGGCGGCCGTGCCCGCGCTTATCGCGTGGTCCCCGATGCTCGCGACGTTCCTGGGGATCGCCGGGGCCGTGACGCTCGCCGCGTTCGCGCTCGACGACATGCAGGGGTTCCTCGCGGGCAACAACAGCCTGATGGGGACCCTGATCGACCAGTTCACCGACTTCCTTGGCATCGGGCCGCAGTCGGCGAACATCGTGCGGGCCATCAACAGTGCGTGGGACCAGGCGGGCAATGCGATCGCGCGGTTCTTCGACTTCATCGAGCGCCTGCCGCCCGCACTCCAGCTCGCCCTTGCCCCGTTGCGCGCGCTCGGCTTCGTCTACCGGGCCGCCGCCGGCGGCGACAGCGCCCCCCGAGAAGGAGCGCAAGGTGCGCCTCCCCCGCCGCCCGAGACGCCTGAGCAAGTCGCGGCTCGACAGCGCGCCGAGCGTGGCCGCGCCCGTACGCCTCCTGCCCCGCCCCCTCAGCAGCTCGGCTTCAACGGCGAGGTGATCGCGGCGCCCCCCGCGGGCGGCAGACCAGCACGCGTCTCGCGTGTGGCTGCAACTCGCACCGTCACGGCGCCCGGGTCAGTGGCCGGAAACACCACGACGAGCACCACGGTTCAGGGCGACCGCAACGTGTTCAACATCAACGGCAACGACGTCGCCGGGATGCGGCGCGAGGTCGAGCGGCTCATGGACGAGCGCGAGCGCCGCCGCAATGCCGACCGCTCGCCCCGAGAGGCGCAGGAATGAGCGCCGCGATCGAATGGACCGACGCCGCAGGCAACACCCTCTCGGTGGAGCTGGACGCGACCCCGACGCAGTCGTGGGAGTCGAGCGCCGAGGTCACCGAGCACCCGGTGGAGACGGGGAGCGCGATCACCGACCACGTGAAGCCCAGCAACGACACGATCACCGTGGAGGGCGTCATCACCAACACCCCGGTCATCGTGCCCACAACGCAGATGCAGGGCGCGACGCGCTCGCCCGGCACCCTCGACCTCCCCGGCGTCGGCAAGGTGTCGGTGCAGCGGTGGAGTGGCCCCTTCGACCGGGTGGCCGAGTGCCGCGAGATGCTCCGGTCGCTGGTAAAGGCGGGCCTCCCTGCGGTGCTCACCACGGGCCCGCGCGACGCGCTGCGCTTCGACACCGAGCTCGTGCTGGTGCGCTTCCGCGTGGACCGCGACGCCACCACGGGCGGGAGCATCAACGTCAGCCTCGACTTCAAGCAACTCCGGGTGGTGAGCACCGCGCGGGTGGCTGTCCCTGCTGTCCGCGCGATGCAGGTGCCGCCCCGCCGCGGCGTGCAGCCGCCCGCCCCGGCGGCGACCGGGGCCTACAACGCCGTGTTCGGGCCATCATGATCTTTGTCGTGCCCTCGATCCCCAACGGTCTCGCGCGCTGGACGCAAACGAGCGCGCTCGACGGCGTCGACTACGTGTTTTCGTTCGGCTGGTCGCAGCGCGCAGGGCAGTGGTCCCTTTCGCTATCGAGCGCGACCGGGAGCCCCATCCGTCAGGGGATGCCGCTCTCGGCCGGGTGGAGGCTCCTGCGCGGGTGCGTGGACGCTCGTCGGCCGCCGGGCGAGCTCGCGGTGGTCGACACGACCGGCAAGGGCGACACCGACCCGGGCTTCGGTGACCTCGGCGGCCGGTTCGCGCTGGTTTATTACGACCGCGCAGAGATGGGGAGATAGGACATGCGGCAGCTCAACCGAGCATGGCGGATTCAGGTCGGCACGCTGCTCCTCTCTGAGCGCAGCGCGCAGGGCCAGACGGGGCTCGATTGCTCCTTCAAGATCACCCGCACGCTGTCGAGCAGCCGCGCGGGCAAGTGCGAGATCACGGTCTACAACCTCCCGCAGTCCCTCTCGCGCGAGGTCGCCAACCTCCCGAGGCGCACCACAATCGTCAGCGTCGACGCGGGCTACGTCGAGGGGATGAGTCGCCTGTTCACCGGGGATCTGCGCCTCGCGACACCGGCACGGTCGGGCGCCGACATCACCATGACCATCGAGGCGGGCGACGGCGTCCACGCGCGCCGCGCCGCCCGGGTGTCGCAGGCGTTCGCGCCGGGGACGAGCATCGACGGCGCCGCGCAGGCCCTGGCGACAGCGCTGGGCGTGGGCGTGGGCAACGCAGCGACGGCCTTCCGCGGCGCGCGGCTCTCGGGCGGTGCGAGCATCCTCCCTGACGGCGCGACGCTCCACGGAAACGCCGCCGCGGAGCTCACGCGCCTCTGCAACGGCGCCGACCTCATCTGGAGCGTGCAGGACGGGCAGATCCTTGTGCTGCCGCTGGGCGGGGCGCTGGCGCGCGACGCGGTCTCGCTGAACGCGAACTCGGGGATGATCGACTCGCCGCAGTTCGTCGACCGGCGAACGGTGAAGGTGAAGTGTCTCATCCAGCCGGGTCTTGCGCCCGGGCAGCGGGTGCAGATCAACTCGTTGCTGACCGGCGATGCGGTGCTGCGCACCGCGGAAGTGGTGTTCACGGGCGAGACCGCGGGGCAGCCGTGGGACGCCGAGCTCACGTTGAAGATGCCCCGCGCGCCGGCTCTGGACCGCAGCGCGCCGGGCGAGACGGCTGTCGATAGCTAGAGGAGACGTCCATGACCGAAGCGAGTCACGCACCGACCGACGAAGAACTGCACGAAGACCTGATGGAGCAGCTGCTCCTGGGCATCCATGTGGCGATGCCCGGGAGGATTCAGAGCTACGACGCAGAGCACCAGGTCGCCGACATCATCGTGGGGCTCAAGCACACCTACCCCGACCCCCTCGGGAGCGGCGAGTACCTCCACGAGAACTACCCGGTGCTGCCCGCGGTGCCGATCCTGTTCCCGCGCATGGGGCGCTGGTTCATGGCCATGAGCGTAGAGCCGGGCGACGCCGTGCAGCTGCTGTTCAACTCCAGCGCCATCGGACTCTGGCGCAGGTCGACGCGGGTCGACAACGTCCAGGGTCTCGATCGCGCGCTCCAGGGCATCTCGCTCGTGGGGGACGTCGGGCGGCACCACCTCACGCACGCGGTCGCGCTGCTGGGGCTGGAGACGTTCGGGAATCGGATCCGGCACGCGCCGCCGACGTCGCAGAACCCCAACGACCCCGACAACTGCATGACGCTGGGGCACGACAGTGACGAGGGCGTGCGGTTCTCGCTCTACCGAGACGGGCGCGCGGTGCTCTCCAGAGGGACCGACGAGGTGTTCCGTGTCGACCCGGGCGCACCGCCCGGAGCGCCCCAAGCACTCGCGCTCGCCGCCGCCGCCGACGCCATCGTGTCGTCGCTCAAGTCCCTGATCGCAGGGTGGGCGCCGACCGGCACCGGAGACGGCGCGTCGCTGAAGGCGCTGATCGCGACGTGGTCCCCCGCGAGCACAGCCGCGGCGAAGGTGAAGGGGACGTGATCCACCAGCTCCGGCAGGTCCCTCGACGCGGGCGGGTCGTCCACGAGCACCGCGCCCAGGTCGGCGCCCGCATCGACGCCCAGGTCGACCACCTGCACGACGTCCGCACCCGGCCGGTCGAGCGGCGCCCCCGCGTCGGCGCAGGACGTCCCGCCGACGCCGCACTGGGGCGGCGGATCGGTCGAGCACGCGGCGAGGGGGAACAGCAGGGCGAGGAGGGCCAGCGGAGAGCGCATGGCGACGGAGGGTACCACCGCACCTGAGGCAGCACGGACCAGCACCGTCTAGCTCCCTGCGGTGACACCCGCGCACGCTGCGCCCGTGCGTGCCCTCGCTCTCGACCCTGCGACTGGTGACCTCGCGTTGACGGCCGGGCGGCTCTCGCTGGTCGAGGGCGTCGAGGCCATCGCGCAGCGCCTCGACGGGCGGCTCTCGCTCTGGCAGGGCGAGTGGTTCGGAGACCTCGCCGCGGGCGTGCCCTACCGGCGCTTCCTGGGCGAGAAGGGAGCCGAGCGGATGGCGGAGTCGTCGCTGCGCCAGGCCATCGCCACGTGCCCGGGCGTCTCCGCGGTGGAGGTGTTCGCCTTCTTGGTCGACAAGCGCACCCGCGCCGCAACCCTCACCTTCCGAGCGCGCACGATCACCGGCGAGATCATCGAGCGCGGGCCCTTCGTCGTGGGGGCGCGCTGATGGCCGGGCTCACCTCGACCGGTTTCGTCGTCAAGACCGTCGCCGCGATGCTGTCGGAGGTCGAGCCCGCGCAGAAGGCACTCCTCGGCGCCGACCTCGACGTCTCCGTCGAAGGGCCGCTCGGGCAGATCAACGGCGTCTTCGCCGCGCAGCTTGGCGAGGCGTGGGAGGCCCTGGGGCTGCTCTACAACGCCCGCGTCCCCACGGGTGCGGCGTTCGCCGGGCTCGATGGGCTCGTCGAGATCACTGGTCTCGAGCGCCTCGCGGCGACCAAGGGCACCACCACGGTGCGGGTCACCCTCGGCGCCGGCGTCACCCTTCTGACGGGGTCCATCGCTCACGTCACCGGACAGCCGACCAACCGCTGGGTCACCACCGCAGACGCGGTCAACGCGAGCGGCGCGCAGGCGCAGGTGAGCGTCGCAGCCGAGGCCGAGACCGCGGGCGTGCTGCGCGCCAACGCAGGCACCATCACGGTGATCGCCACGCCCGCCGCCGGGTGGGTCGCCGTCACCAACCTGGCCGACGCTGCGCCCGGCACCGCGGCCGAGACCGACGCGCAGCTCCGGCGACGCCGCGACGCGACCATCCGCGCGGGCGGTTCTTCGCCCCTCGACGCCGTGCGCCTCGCGCTCTCGAAGGTCGATGACGTGACACAGGTGCGCGTCTACGAGAACGCGGGCGACGTGACCGACGCCGACGGGCGGCCGCCGCACTCCCTCGACGCGATCGTGGTAGGCGGCACCGACCAGGCCGTCGCTGATGCGCTCTGGGCGTCGAAGGCCGCGGGCATCCAGACATGGGCACCTGCGACGGGCGGCGTCTCTGCCACCGTCACCGACGCGGGCGGCGAGTCCCGCGCGGTGGCGTTCTCGCGCCCCACCGACGTCGACGTCTACGTCTCAGCCACCATCGAGCGCGACCCGAGCGAGTACCCGACATCGGCGTCGCTGCTGGCGGTCGTCGCGCCCGCCGTGGCCGCGCTCGGGGACTCGCTGGAGGTCGGTGAGACGGTGCGCGTCGAGCGGATCCGCTCGACCATCATCAACCTCCCCGGCGTGATCGACGTCCCGAGCGTGCGCCTGGGTCGCACCGTCTCGCCCGCGAGCACCACCAACCTCACCGTGGGGCGGCGCGAGCTCGCGGCCCTCGACACTTCCCGCGTCGCCGTGGTGCTCGCATGACGACCGAGCCCGACCGCGTCGAGAGCGCCGCGCGCATCCCTGACCACGTCGCGCGGGGCGTCGCTCGCCTCACGCACCGATGGACACGCCCCATCGTCGACACGGTGGACGGCGTCACCGCCACGCGTGCCTCGCGCACGGTGCGCATCCTCACGCCGTGGCTCCAGCAGGTGCAGGAGATCGAAGACGCCATCTGGAGCGTTCTCGCCCTCACCCTCGACACCGCCACGGGCGACGCGCTCGACCAGTACGGCGCCATCCTGCGCGCCGCCCGCGCGGGCCTCTCCGATACGGTCTACCGCCGCCTCCTTCGCGGCGTGGCCCTGGCCATCCGGTCGAGTGGCACGGGCGACGAGCTGCTGGCGGTCATCGAAGCGATGCTCCCGGGCGACGTCCTCGCCCTCACCGAGCACTTCCCCGCGTCGCTCGTGATCGAGCCCGCGAACGCCCCTGACGTGCCCACGTCTGCGATGCACGCGGCGATGAAGCGCGCGGTGGCGGGCGGCGTGCGGTTGCTGACGATCGACGTGCCCACGGGGGACACGTTCGCGTTCAGCGCGACGCGGTACACGACGACGGATGCGGCGCGCGGGTTCTCCGACGTCGCCGGGGAAGCGGGCGGGCAGTTGGTGGGAGCGATCGAGTAATGCCGCGTCGACCGGATCGAGTGTTGCGTTTCGCGTGGAACCCCGGAGTGGGCGAGGCCATCGAGCCGCCCGCCGATGAGGCCGAGAGCGGGTGGTCCACGGGACAGCGCCCCCCCGCGCAGTACTTCAACGCGCTCTTCAACAACGCGGGGCACTGGCTCTCCTACCTCGCGGGCCCGTCGCTCACCGTGTGGGCCTCGCACGTCTACCCCGACGCGGACGACGCCTTCTTGGCGCCGATCCGTGCGGCGGTGGACGAGTCCTCCGAGGACAGCGCAGAGGCCCGGTACCGCTACGTGGTCGCGACCACTGACGACACCGGGTCGTGCGTGCTCGTCTCGCGCCGCGGGACGGAGTGGCTGTTGCGGCGCAACTTCCCGGGGACACCCGACCCGTTTGTCGGGGTGGCGATAGGGGGCGGATACTGGTTTGTGTGGTCGGCGAGCGCAGTCTACGCAACGGGCCTCGACGACCCGAGCCGCCCGGACAGCGGATCCGGCGCGAGCGCCCTTCGTGACAGCGGCGAGGAGTGGTACGAGTCGACCCTGCCTGCGAGCCCAGGCACGCTACGCGACCTCGCCAGCGATACGTTCGGAGTCGGCGGTGGACGCGCGGTCCTGTCCACGTCGACCAAGCTCCTCGTCTCCAACAGCCAGGGGCTCAGCTTCACCGACTCGGGCACCGCGGGGCGCCAGTCGGGTCGTGCGTGCGCGGTGGGTCGCGGCATCTCGGCCACCACCGGCATCGAGATCAGCAGCGACGCGGGCGACGGCTACATCGTTCGCGCCGCCAACATTCTCGGGACGTGGTCCCACGTCCAGACCCTCACGGGCGTCGGGTCCGCGACGTCGTGGCGCCTCGCCGTGGGTCCGGTCGACGACAGCAACCTCACCACCTTCGTCGCGTACAAGACGGGCGTCTCCGACCCGCGGCTCCACCTCTCCGTCGATGACGGCGTGACGTGGACGCCGGTCGCGGCCGTCAGCCCGCCCCAGAACATGACCTCGCTGCACTACCGCGACGAGGTGTGGGTCGCGACGTGCACGACGGCGCCCTACGCGCTCGCGAGCTCGGACCTCGAACGGTGGATCGCGCTCGACACCCCCGTCGGTGAGAGCGGCGCCTCGCTCTACGACGTCGTCTACGGCAACAACGCGTGGCTCCTCCTCTCGGATGACCGCGCGCTCCGCGGCGCACCCGCCATCGTGACGGCGGAGGACACGTGGTCCGCCGACCCGACGCCCTCGGTGCTCGCGAACGCCGGATACCTCCTCGGCGCCGAGATCGACGACACGGCGCCGACCTACGGCCAGGTGCACGTCTACACCGCGCCCGGCACCTGGGTCCCCACGACACTCACCCCCGGCGGCAGCAGCGTCTCCACCCGCACGGCCACGTACACGGCCGTTGCGGGCGACGTGGTGCTCTGCGATGCGACGGCCGGCGTGTTCACGGTGACGCTCCCGACCGCCGCCGCCGCCTTCAT